TTGTCATCGCCTGAAATATTTGTAATGAATCTTTTAAATTCACAATCAACATGTGATGTCTCAAGAAAGTTTCTTTTTATCTTTTGATCTTCCCAAACAATACCTTTCAAGTCTTTGTAGTCAATCTTCTCAACACCACGTCTTGTTACTTTTATAGCGCAGTTGTTATAATACAAGTAAGCTGACTCTGAATCATCAGTCATGAATCTACTGTCTACATTTGTTATGAAGTTCAAGAAGTTCTCTGTAAAGAACTTAGTGTTCATAGCAAAGAAGTTATAGATTGACATATCTCCAGTGCTTTCGATATACTTCAATATAAAATCCTTTATGACCTCCTCACTTGAGTCTGTTATAACATTGTCTTTAACTCTAACAAATACAAAGTTCTTTGATCCCTCAGGGTAGTACTTATAAAATCCCTCCTTAGTCAAAAAGTCTCTGAACAGATTAGGCACTAATTCAATCTTACCTTTAGATGATTTTGTCCAAAACTCATTTGGGTTGGTCTCACTAACAATCTTGTCAATAATCTCAACTGGCACATCTTCATTTCGCTCAATAACTTCTTTGATTGGAGTACCGTTCTTTATATCGTTCTTTATTGCTACAGTCTTGTCGATGTCCTCGTAAAACTTAGTGTTATGGTTGGATACATTCTTGTAACCACTCTGAATAATTGATGGTATCTCATGAGCCATGTCTCCATTAATATCATACGATTCAATAACTTGTCTAGATGTTTCTTTACTTATACCAAACTCATTGAATGCACTTGCTAGTATATATAAGTTATTGTTACGCTGCCCTGGAATCATTCCAAAGTTTTTATCCCACCATAATGACAACCGTCTGATAATCTCATTGTCATCAGTAACTCTTATCATCTGCTTGACAACAGGCTTATATTCATCAGAGTTATCCATGTCTGACCATATTAATGACAACTCATTGACATGTATATCAGGATCATAAGACTCATAACATACCCGACTGATGTTTTTACATGTAACGTCAAACTCATCGCAGTCATAGTATTTCTTTAAAGCATTGAAGTACTTTTTATGGTTCATTGGATCTTTTGGAATCCTAACCAATACCTTAATACCATCTCCAGATGGTGAGGTAAATACGCAGTAAGAATATTTGTCTGAGATTAGTTCTTCTCTCTTTTGGAACAAATGCTGGTTATCTCTAAATCCATCAAAGTCAATACATATTATTCCACTATGCTCTATAATAGCATTGTCAGCTCGCTTTGAGAATGTACCTGAAAAACAAATAGCAGGTAACTTTTTCTTCTTTTCATTCCTTGCTCCCTTCTCTGTCTCTTTGCGTACATCCTCTACAAGCTCTTTTGATTTACCATTCTTTACTCTATCAATGGCTACACTTACATCAACATGGAATGGTGTCGATGTCTCGTTGATTGTCTTGAAATAAGTTATCATATTCTTCGATGTCTTTTAGATATTTTGAATCTTTAATTTCCATGTATATATTATGTTTCTTGACACCATGAATAATGGTTGCATGATCTCTACCAAAATATTCACCAATTTGTTCAAACGTCAAACCCATCTCTCTCATCTTATTATATAAGAAATACCTCTTGTGACTTTTTGGTTGACTTCTTGATGTTACATTTAAATTATCTTGTTCTATAAGAACCATTATTTTTTCTAAAAATTCACTAACATCATGATCCTTCATAAGAGATCCGCAGTAACTACATCTTTTCATCTTCTCTATATTTTATTTCTTTTCTAATTAAATCTAAATGCCATTCAGCTCCACCATAATTAAGTACTGCTTTTAAGTAGTCATCATCCATTTCACATATTGGAATATATTTTAATGGTTGTAATCCATCTTTTCCCCTACTTCCCCTTGTTGCATACTGCCTAACTTTTTCAAAGTCATCATCAGCATATACATCGTGATGAACAACCTTACTCATATCTTTAGCACCATATCTTACGTAGTCTGTTCCTCCATCAACCATAGCTGCATTTTTACATCTGCATGTCTTATAATCATGTCTGTGGTAACTAACTATTGTTTCTAAACACTCTACACATGTTACTGCATTATAAACTAACTGTCTCATATCTCAAAAAATTTATCATTCCATGTTGACTCTTTCGTTCGGCCGTCAACCCAAGGCCATGTCTCTTTTGCTTTATTGTAATCGTTATTGCTATACTTCTCAAGCCATAACTTCTGCTCGTAATATCTATCGTTGTCTCCATCTGGCGATACCTTCCACATGCAAAACTGCCAATGGAAAAAGAAGATATAAAAGCCTGGTGCAAATTCGAACCTAGGTGTGTCATACTTATCCTTCCATCCCAGTCCATGCCACGTTATTTTTATTGGCCAACCTATCTGTATCCAATACTGATTGCCAAATAGGTTTAACGTCCAATCCTTCGCACGTCTTACCATTGGGATGCTATTCTTTCGGATGCTTATAATATTCCTATTAAAGTTCCTAGGCATGAAGTACGGACAACCATGAACTATTCTACCTAGGTAGTATTTCTTAATTGGTTTTTTTAATTTCATATCTTAATTTTTGAATGTAAAGAAGGGCATCCATCATTTCTTCCTGAAGATGATTCAACCAATCATCTGTATTTAAATCATTACGATCTAACGTAGTACCATACTTATTGATACCAACAACAGATCTTTCTCTAAACTTTTCGATTATACTCTCAACGACTGTATCAATAACATCAAAGTCGCCATACTTGAAATACCAGTCATTATGCCTACCATATTTATCCTCACCTAACAACCATGCTCCATACTTGTCAGGATCACTAACCTCGACTATCTGACCTTTCTTGAAGTAACTATCATCAATAGTTATCTTAACCTTTTGACCTTTCTTTAACATATATTAAATTTTATTAGATTAAAAATGCCGACTAGACATACCTATCGGCATATAGTTTTTCCCAGTATGTTGGGTTAACCACAGAACTATAACTGTTGTTCACCATGAACTTTTGCAGTCATGGTATGACTCAACTTACCATGACTATATAGGACACGCTTAACCTATTGAGCTGCTAGCATTGCACTCTTTGATTCCGAAAATCAGCGTTTTTTTAGCAACTTTTCTTCCGACCTGTAAGAGTTGCCAACTTAACCTAACTTACGATTTAGGAGCGACTGGTGCGCTATATAAGCGTTCGCTGAGCTACGATCCCTTGTACTTCTGGCTAATCTTATACTAAAGTTAAAAGATATAACGTCTTATTAACAAGACCTAACATCTCATCCAATATGTTCTCTAAGTCACATGGATAGTTTTCAGATTCAGCCTCACCCTCAATCAATTTCTGCATTGATTTTAAATGACTCATTGCATCTGTAGCCTTCGACTCAGGAATAGTAATAGGAATTCTTTTGTTGCGACCAAAATACTTCTCAGTAAATGAGTCAGTCAATTCAAGAATTTCATCATAATAATGCCCTAAAGCCTTGTGCTCTGCAAATGATGTTGTCTGTAGATGCTGTAAGTGCATCATGTCACGAGATTGAAATAACAATCCGATAAATTTACCTGTTTCCATACTACAAAGTTAATGTTTCTTTCTGTTATTTAAATCTAACCATGCGCCCAAGTACAACGGCATCATTGCATAACCTGCTAATAGACAAAGAACTGCTTTAATAATTAAGTCTTTAAATCTATCGTCCTCATCGTGTGTTACTCCAAATGTAAAACATGCTGAAAATAACACATAAAATATAGCCCAAAGCATAATTAGAACGGTAATTCTTCGTCATCACTAGAAATAGTGATCGCAACTGGTGCTGCTCCAATCGCATCAATCTTAAAAGCATCTAGCGTATTGAAATACTTAACGTCACCCTGTGGCGATGTCCACTCACGACCCTTTAGATTGAATGATACCTCAACCTCTTGACCTTGCATGAAATTATCAAGCAGGCTTGTCTTGTCTTGCTTTAACTCGAACAAGATGTCTTGTGGATACTGCGCCTCAGAAAGATCAGTCACTACTAACTCACGCTTGCTAAACTTTTCTGACACTTGTTGTGTCGGCTTGATCACCTTGATCACACCCTTCATTTTAAATGCACTCATATTTATTTATTTATTGGTTACTAAAAAGGACCATCAGTCAACACCTCTTGCTGTCTGTGGGTAAAATGCTCGCTGACATATCTCAATAGTTCAGCCATTGTTTGGAATACTAACACGTAGTCAGTTGTTCCGTTTTTTACGGTATCTCTTAAGATATACCCGTTCTTTACTTGTTGTATCTCTATCATTTGTTTATTAGTTTTTGGTAATACTCATCGGCATACTCCTTAGCTGCCTTAACTCTTCGCTCAATCTTTAATATGTCATCGTCTGTCAACTCTACAGGCACAACAGTTACACACAATCTCTTGTCTATGAAGTCATCAACAAAGTGCAAGGACTCACTCTCCCACTCAGGCTTAATCGTCTCAGGTGTGCTTACTAACACATGAGCTACCTCGCCATGCCTCCACTCCTCACCTGTTATCTTACTCATCATATATAAGTATAACTTGACTTGCCACTGATATCCTAAATCATAGGCCTTCTCAGGAGTTTTAGGAAAAGTCTTTTTTGTCCATGATGACTTGATGTCGATAACCCTTCTTCTCTCACAATCAACAATGTCAGGATGACCACCAAGTATACCATATTCAATACTATAGTACTTGTCGGTCTCAATTAGTTTCTTGTGCTTAGTTCCGAACACATCATTGTAGACCTTAATTGAGTCAACCTCAACAGCCCATCCCTTCTCAGTTATTGGACTAGAAAAATTACTCTCATACCGATAGACCTTCCGATCAACATACTCCTCAACCAACGTCTTTGCTCCTACCGACAGTTCAACAGGCTGATCGCGTTTGACTATCAACTCATCACGTTTCTCAGCCTGCTTCTCTGTTAGTTTTATCTTATCGAGTAGCTCCTCTAGTGTCTCTTGTTGCTTGATTGTCAGCCCATCTTCACCCAAGAAAACAGGGCTGCTTGTAGATGCCCTAAGACTGAGCATCCTCAAGTTGTTTTAATTGATCGTCAGTTAGCTTATACTGTGACTTGATTAGGTCTAGTGACGTTGACTTAGTTTTGACAGCCTCAATGGCTACCTTTAGACTGCTGTCCGTCAGTACCTTCAGCTCACCCTTCTTAGTAGGTAACGGTCTCGTACTGAATCGCAACGCCTCAACCATACCTTGTGGACTCTTGACCTTCTCAGCTCCCAAAACAATCTGCTTTCCTGTGTAGTCATCAGGGTTGAATGAGTTAAAAAAGACTTCAAGTCTTTTAAAGTTCGTTCGGTTTGTTACCATAGGCTTGCTGAATTCTTTCAGCTTAATAAAAACCTTCTGCTCCTTACCCATCTCACCTACAAAGGTATCTTGATAAACCTTCTCGATTGTTACGATTCGTGGCTCGTACTTACCATTTACTTCTAGATCCCAAGCACCTAAGTACTTGTTGTCGGCCATCAAATTGCGCCAGTGTGTTTGATTATTCATTTGATTTAATTTAAGGGGTTACAAATTTAACTAATCTTTGTTGATAATCCAACAATTTCTCACGATTTATTTTTAGTTTCTTGTGCATTGTCTCAGGACCAGTTATACAATTGGTGCTTATCAAATGCTCCTGCCACTCTATCTTACGCTGAAGTGCATTGATGTTAACGTTCAGACATCCTGCCACCCATCCCTGCTTCTCAAATATCTCCAACTCATCATCTCCTATATCGTTGAACTTCTCGTTTAATGTCATGGTGTTCTTGATTTCTATACGTCCATCTTCATCAAACTTCTCGATCTTAACTCCCATGTCAATGTACCACTCACTCAATCTAGTTCTATAGATTGAGATGTGTGGGTTTGTTTCTAAGTCTTGCCAGGCTTTCATAAGTTCTTGAATATATGTGCTACTACGTTAACTGTCCAACTATTACCCAACGCTTTGTAACGTTGGCTGTTCGATATACCTTCCGTCCAATTGTCCGGAAAGGTCTGCAGGCGTTCACATTCTATTGGTGTTAGCTTTCTATATGAGAATCCATTGAAAAAACAATAGTCATAGTTAGTAGCCGTTAGACAATTACTCTTATTCTCCATCCTTCTACCTCGTCTTGTCGTTGAATTTATAAACGTTAAGTCAACTCCTTCGTTTGGATGAATTTCAGTATATCCCTTCTTTGTTGCTTCAGGAACTATCAATACATTCTTTTCATCTTTTTTAACTACATGATACATATTACTTCCACCAACTCTAGTAGTTATGGTAGGACTTTTTTCTTTATGTATCGTCTTGTTATAACTATCAGTTATTAAATCTTGATCAATCGAGTTAGCATGTTTTAGTATCGTTTCGTCTAGTCTTTTGTTACCAGTAGACGTCATTGTACCTACCATCGTTCTCTGCTTCTTCTCTATACTATTCCATGCAACCGCACCACTATATCTAGCCGTTAGACAAAATGCTTTGCCATCTGATGTAACCATCCTATCATCAACAAATGATATTTTAGATTGCTCTGTATTTGAATCTATAACACCTGTAGCATGAAATGTTCCTGTTCTCTCAAAGTTTGCTTGGCTTGATTTGTAATACTGATTTTTAATCGTAGCTGACTTTTCTTCTACTACATAACCACTCTCGATTATATCTTTCAACAATATACCCTTATCATTAGGCTGAGTGACGTTAGGGATGTTTGTCCAATACAATCGATATCTGTTCTGAGCCGACACCAATGAACTATTAATGGCAATTGGCTCAACTCCAAAGTATCCACTAATCACATCTTGGTACTCCTTCTTCATCCGAACGTTCTCTAACATAAACCGCATCTTAGGATTATCATCAGCAACCCTATGGCATATGTCAACAAACACAAAGAACAACGCTGATCTCGGGTCGTTGAAGTTCAATTGCTTACCTGCAAAACTGAACCCTTGACAAGGCGACCCACCAATAACCAAGTCAATCTCTCCCCAAGGTATATCCCACTCTCGCCACTTAGTTACATCACCCAACTGAATAGTATCTGGGAAGTTCTTTTGTGTTACACTTATAGCATACTTGTCAACCTCACTTGCATAGTACGCATCGACAGTGATGCCAGCTCGCTGTAATGCCAACTGGCCTGCCGATATTCCGTCAAATAAACTTAGTACTTTCATGGCTTGATATATATTAGTTCAATAGGATCACCATTCTTGTCAATTACGTCAAGGAAATGTGTGTCCTGATCCTCAACCTCCATGAACCACACGTCAAAGTACTCGTCATGTGGGAATATGAATGTAGCCACTATCTTATCGCTAGAATTATCTAACTTAAAGTAACTAAACACCACAGGATTGTTACCTCTGTCATACCTGGTGAATGTTGTATCCAAACCATTAAAGTCTAACATTAAGCTATGTAGCCTAATAGCCTGTTCCTCAGTCATACACCTTTTGAAATAACAATCTTTCTCAATCTTGTCAAAGTCACGCGTGCTCTTTAATCGTTGCGTGAAGGCTATGCTACTACCTAGTAACAACATAGCCATTAAAAATATACGTCTCATCTTACTCTGTAATATAACGATGTCTCAATACCATCTTGATCAACAACATCAAAGAAATACTTATCACTATTCATATCAGTCTCAGTGAATATTATCTTATACCTATTGCCATCTCGCAAAAATATACTCACAATAACATTGTCAGAACTGTTGCTAAAAAATCCAAAGTCAATTGGATTCTTAGTAACATTATACACAACACCAATTGTGTCAGAACCATTCTTGTCAAGCACATAATTATACTTATGTATCGCTTCTTTGACATCTTTGAACGACATCTCATAATAACCGTCACTGTTAATCTTAAAACCATCAACATGACTTAACTGACCAAACGCCATGTGAGCACCTAGTGCCAACATGACAACTGCTAACCTACCCATAAAATTATATTTACAATTAAAAAAATTACTGATGCCATCATGCCTGCAAAACCAACAAATACCCCACCAACACGAAGTATGTGATTGTTGATCAAACTACTTACCGACATGATGACAAAGAAAAATGTTGGCATTAAAAAAATTAAGATCGCATTAAACATATATACAAAATTTCATTGTTATTATTAAACTTACTTAACGCATCCTCATAACTCGATGCTTCTAATGTTATACCTGTACACAATTCCTTGTCTATCAGATAGCAAATGTGGTATCTATTCATGCTCCATCAGTTTTTTAAATTCAGCAACCGTTCGATCACCTACTCCATTAAATAAATAAAACTTATCTACATCAATCTCATTCAAGTCCTCAAACTTTACGTCATAGTCAAAGTACCTATACAAAATATTGTAAAGCCTTGGACTTATGACACCAGCGTAGTACATGTCTTTAATTCGAGTGTGTCTGTCTATTGTGGCTGTCATCAGCTTGCTAATCCTAATCTGAGCCTGCTCATCTTGGTAACGCTTGACCGTAGCCATAGCATTATCGTACTGTCGTTTTGTTATCATAAGTCCCTAAGTTTAGCTGCAAATTCATAGTCCTCGCGCTTGACAGCTTCGTCAAGAGCTACCTGCCTATCGGCAAGCAAGATAAACTCATCCTTCGGTGTCCACATCAAGCCCTGTGTATCCATCAACATACCACACTTACACATAACCGCTTGATGATTAGATCGTTGCCCTATGTTAATTAAAGTCTTCATGCACATTACACAGTACGATATAGCATTCACCATATAGACACTGCCCTTACGCCTGAACTGACACTTATCGTCAGGGTTGTCGCTTAACGCTATTACTTTATCTCCTACTTTCATATGTCTCTCAGTATTGCACAGACCTCATAGAACTCTCGCTCAATCGCTCTGCTTGTTAATGACTCGCTGATCTCAGCCCAGTTCTCCATGATGATCGCTGCATTCCGCAACGACCTATCTTGCACATCGACAGGCAAAGCTAATAGCCTGTCCAATATATCGTCAACTAAATCTATTTCCATACTTCTCTTTTAAATAGTTAGACCATTCTTCCTGCCTTCTTCCGTTGATGAAAAACCAACCGAAGTAAATCTCAAATATGCGTTTCATTCTATTCTGATTTAAAGGTTAATAATCCATTTACTAACTTTAGCTCTTTAAGTATTGTTACATTTTTCAAACAAGGCTCATTAAATGTAGCTCTACCAACTAAATCTCCATCTACTAAGTATATT